GTAGTTTCAACAACTTCCTTGCCAGCCTCATGTGCCGCTTCGCTCATATTGCGCGCGATCTCTTTTGAGAATTGCGACATCCCGCGTTGGAGTTTATCAAGGCCGGTAACTTCTATTTCAATCTTAGCCATTCTGCAATACCTTGTCACCGAGTATGTCTGTTCTGGTGCTCATCCAGCAACGGCAGTTAGGATGACTTGGTGGAGCATCGTACTCCCCGCCATTACCACCGATAAACGGTGTACCAACTTCTACGCTTACGCCGTTTAATGGCCCGCAAATAGGACATACCATTGAATCGTTATTCGTGAACCATGTCTTTATAACTCGTACATCTGAAAACTGCTTCTTCAATTCCAACCCTGCATCAAGTTCTGCTTGTGCATACGCGTCTGTGATTTCCGTAATAGCCGTTCTCTTTGCCCTTGCAGAATTGAATACAGACCCTGGCTGACTTGTCAGTATTTCCATTACATCGCCAATAGTGAATCCTGGTGTCTCGATAAACGTGGATACCGCGCTTCTTACCGCTCCCCTTGATGTATCGTCTAATAACTTGAATAGTCTGGTTGAATGAACCCGCGCCCAGTCAGCAGCCTCTTTATTGAATGTCGTGTAATCTAATCCGATTAGTATTTCATCCTCAAATAGCTGTACCCCATGCCCATATGATAATAAAAGTATCTTGATTATTTCTGCTTCTGATTCTGCGTCTGTGAAGATGTCATCTGTCGGTGGTTCGGACTTCATACGCTGTGGATACCATAATTGCAGGGTGTACTCTAACTTATCTCGCTGTGCCTTGAATCGTTTATACAACGCACGCGCTAATTTATTCTCATACAATATTTTACGATCACGTCCAGGTTCCCGCTTATCCCGCTGTTTCAATTCATCAGGAACATTAGGAAGTCCGTCAATGATTCCAGTAAATAGTGCTTGTGCCTTTGCTAATACGATTTCGTTCATTTCGATTCTATCAACGCACTCGATAATTTACTTAATTCAACTAATAGTGATTTCATTCCTACTGGTGTATGTTCCTCTTCAACGTCAAACGCAGAGATGACATCCTCTTTGGATTTACTATTCAGCAACTTTGTCTTTATTCTGCTTATCTGCATATCATCAATGTTATCCGACTTGAATGTGAATCCCAGCGATTTATTCTTATCAAAGTAATTCAACGCCTTTCTTTTGTAAGCACATATATCCTTTACGAACGGAGACTGGATCACCTCCTCAGACTTTGGTTGTATATTTATTGTATCCACATTGGCGGGTTGATTTTGATTTCCGCCCAACTCTAACGGTAATTTATCCCCTCGTTCATCATTGATTGGATCATCGCTGTAATACTCTAATCTAATCTCATTAATTGTATGTGTCTTACTAAATACTTCCTGCTCTTTGAGTATCAATTCGCGATCACGCTCTCGGATGTCTTCAAATTCACCCACAAGGTTCTGACCGTATAAAGGTAGTATTTCAGCCGTTATCTTCTCAGCCATTGATACCTGCATGGGATACACGGCTTTACTCATTAGCGTAGCCTCGCCCGTCTTACTATTGGCTTCTGTTGCATTCACGTCCAACATTGACGCTAACCCTGGAGCGAATAGGCTGTATATTTCTTCTTTGGTAAACTCCCTACCGGCCAAGAATTCCATATCTCTTTGGGTCACGCCACTTTGTAAAAGCTGCACCCCACCTGGTCCGACATTGCGCATGAACATGGTTTCGCGCTTATTGCCAGCGTTCTTATAGTCACTCTTTATCTGTTCCCATTGCTCCTGTTCGATTGGATCTGCAAATGCTAATATCTTTGGTGATTGCGCGCCATTAGCAAAGAATTGTGTATTATGATCGACCGCTTTCATGTCGCCGATTGCCTGAGTAGCGATCGCTTCAATAGGTGAAAGACCTACAAATGGATTGTTAGGATGAAATTCCTTGAAATGAAGGATCTCCCAGGGTTCGAGTGCTATTTGCTGCCCGTCTCCTGGATCGTATAAATACCCTTTGATAAACATATTCTTATCAGGCACTGGTTTCACTTTACTGGGTGACAATACCCACATCTCAGCAGGTGGTGATTTTTCGCTTGACTTATTCAGATACCAGTACGCATTCCCTGTTAGCTTCCTGTTCGCATACGTTCCCTCAAAGAATTCAAACCGTGATTGTAATGGGTTAGGTTTACGCAATAACATTTCAAATGGGTGGTTCTCTACCTGTATCTGTTTTTCACCCTCCCATTGCATAACATTGAATTGCACAATAGCCGCTAACCTTGCAACCATAGACACAGATATATTCACCCATGATAGGCGTTGATATAATTCCGATTGTGTTTGTGCTAATGCTCCACTCGGTACATTGAATTTGTTTGCCTCAGCCATTTGTCCGATGATAGCAGGTGCTCGCATATCAGAACTGTATTTTATATATCCGTATCTCTGTAATAAATTATCGATCATTCCCATAATTTCACCATCCTACTAAGTCAATCCCTGTTGGTAATCCAATGCCTGATACCACATAACGAAGACCATCCAATCTGTGATAATCTTCTTTGTCTTTTATCTTGTCTGTTGGTTGTCCGTGATCATTTAGCACCCTTGCATAAGTTCCGAGTTCGTCCAATAATCCCTTGCATGTATCAAATATAAATATACGCCGTGTCTTAAATAGTTCTATTACTCGATCTATACCTGCTTCAACCGACTTGATCTGATTCTCAATTACTGATAAACCCTCTTGCCGCCAGTCCATTCTTTGCTGCGTTTCAGACGGCGCACCGCCTACCCACTTGACTATATTTTCTGACTTCTTGTATGATTGCGCTTTTAGTACGTGTTCACGCGTTGTCATTCCGCCCTCTAATGTTTCCCGATAAACATAATAGATGTGGGTATTCGGATCTTCAGCCAGCCATACCGTTGACGTATGCACCGCCCCGAAGTCTATCCCTACATAACGCGGCCATTCCGGCGGTAGTGCAATCGGTTTTATCTTCTGCATATCAAAGTCAAAGTCATTGTAAATAAGCCCAGCCGGACGCTCAAATGTTCCGTTATAAAACATATTGAATTTCCAGTCTGGTAGAATGCGCTTCATTCTGTCATATTCAGCAACAGGAAACGCTGGGTTCATTATTGACTTAAAGTTGATCACTTCATAATCGGTATCCCCAGCAGACCAACGATCATATATTTCTGTCTTCAGCCAGCCCAAGTTATACGGTGTAGTTGTGCCTAATGCCCGCCCGCCGTAAAGTGATAACCGTCTTTGTACCGCTTCCCATGCGCTCAGTTTGAATTTGTCTTGACCACATTCATCCAATAGTGCGCCTTTGACTGTTGCACTTTCCAACCCGCCCTCAGCATCCGCAGACCTTAGAATGATACGCGTCTTACCATCCGTCAATACCCGATCACTCCCCTTATATTCCCAACCTGGTATATAACCACCAAAGACGCTCTGTAATTCTGGAAGCATCTTTAGTTTGAACATATCGTATGTTGGTGATACTGCCAAATAATCACCAGGCCCACAAGTTTCTATTTCTCTATTCAACCACCACGGCCCGAAGCAGGTCTTACCTGATTGACTTCCTGCAATGATAAAAGGGAATCGCGCCTTGCTTTCCATTGCGCGTGTTTGTCCAGGATGATAGTTTATTCTGTACCGTGTAACCTTACTATCTTCAACCTGCTCAATAAATTCACGCATCTGGCTCTTCTACATCATCGCGTTTGAATATGTGCTCAACTACTATCGGCTTAGTAATCTCATGCTCTACCTTGTCAACGAATAAGCCGTGTGCCTTGCCTATCAACTCTAATGCTCTTTGTGAACTGTGTAATTCAACCTTTATACCGCTTGTTGTTGGAGTTATTGATTTTATGAGATGTAGCTTCCCCTTCTCTTTCATCTTTGAAAAATTTAGTTTTGCCCTGCCGTCTTCGTCAATATCCATACAATCATCAACAGATGACCTTGCTTGATCTGATAACAGCGTCAATGCTTCATCAGCAGACATGACAATATCGGATACTCTACGGCTTATCTCATCTGCAATATCAGGTTTTTTCAGGTTTTCAGGGCCAATAGAATATGCCGTCTTTTCAGAATAACCAGCGTTTATGGCCGCTTGTGTAGCATTCCAGCACTTTAGATACTCTTCAATAAATACCCTTTGTTTCTTACTAAATGCCATTAATACGCCTGCTCAGCCTTTATTGCCGTCTGTAATCCCGACTTCAACTCTTTCAAATAGTCAAACTTCTGTTTCATCGTGTCATATTCTGCCTTGACTTGAAAGAATATCGCCGACTTGTCCGCAATATCCTGCTTCATCTGTACCATCTCATTGACAACCTGCTCTAATAACTTCACCTTTTCATCGTAGGTGAATGAATAGATGTTATCGGTAGTCTTCAGTTCAGCCATATTGTGCTCGGAAAATACCAGTTCTTATTCCAGTTGGTTTGATTGCGTGTCTGCATTACATAAAACTGATCATGCCTTTGCGCCTGCACGAATACCGCAGGCAGAAACAATCCTTTAGTAAGATACGGTTTAGTTTTAGCTAACATCTGTTTCCAATTACATAAGCATGCAGTTCCTGTCATACCCTACTAAACCACTTCCAAAATCCATCTTCACCCTTACGCTTGAAGACGATAACCTTGTTCTTATACAATTCCACTTTTATTTCTGTTAGCGGTTCTGCTTGATCATTACCATGAGGAAGTCCGGCCATTGCCATGAGCTCGTCTTCAGACTTCAGCCAGTAATTACCATCCAACGCAACGCCAATACCAGATAGTTTCAACTTCTCGGTATATTGCCAAATGATCACATTCGACATATCGGCGGGCTTATTTGTCAGCTGTGTATTGTATTGTGCCAGCCACAATGGATAATCTTTTAACCATGCAGGATTACCCACTTGATTGACCAGGAAGCCCCAACGTGAATAAATAATCGGTGTACGGTATCCTAATGCCATAAGTCCGTCTATCATCGCTTTCAGGACTTTTGCCACATCCACAGGAAGCATTTTATCTTCACATTCAACGTCAATGACTGGGGGAAGATCAGGATGACCTAACTGATCCATAATAGTGTCAAAGTGTCTTACCTGTTTACTTGCACCTATTGACGGATGAAAGAAATAATACGCACCAGATATAATTCCGTGTTCTTCTGCTTCTCTGATATTGCGCTCGTACATATCATCGGTGAATTCCTTTTTGGATGCTGTCGGTATTTCCCCCGCTTTGAATATTGCAAACTGAATATCACCAGCTACCAATTTAGCAAAGTCTACTTTTGATTGCCAATGGCTGAAATCTACGCCTTGAATATATGTCATATTGTTTATCCTCTTTCAGGGGGCGGTAGTTCCGATGCTTGAGGAGGGCAAGCAAAAGACCGCCCCCGTAGGAAATGAGAGGAGATGAATTATTTTTCTACCGCACGCTCGACTACTGTATAGCCAAGTGCGGATGCCACTACGCTGAACACGGCAGTCACCACAATAATTACAAACTGCGGTGCTACAAAGTTGAATTCAGCCATTAGACCAATAGCGATTGACCCTAACCCTGACAATACAAGGTTGGCAATTCGCGCTTGATCACCTGTTACAACGATTCCGATTTTCTTTAGGACTTCCACCAGAAGCCCGACTAATGCTGGTAATGCGATTCCGAAGATCATGTAAAACTCCTTTACTTGTTAATAAAAATACCCGAAACGCTGTGTGCGCTTCGGGTTCAATGCCTCGTAAGCATGGTGTTACTTTGTCATAAGTATTATACACTATTTCATACTAACTATTGCACCTCACTTTCTCTGTCATTGACTTTTCTACCTCTACGATCTTATTATCTTTTACCGTTACGATCACCTTGCCATACCCATTCGTCAATACATCACGAATAGCCCGCAGGACTTCGGGAGCTATCACTTCAATATCGTATTGCGCTTGGGATTCGGTCATCCCTCTATTGCCTTCCATTGTCCTCATTTGTCAATTCGTCAGTAGAATGTGTTTGCTGACAATTTACGAGTTCTGGCAGGTGTTCGTATAGAGTTGCAACACATAACTTATACGCATTTCTCTCACCAATATTTTCATAAATTTCATTTCGTTCCATTTTGTTTTGGTCGTCACTAAAGACATCTTCTTTCTGTTTCTCTATTTCCTCTACCGCTTTATTCAAGCGTGGGTCAGGTAGTTTCGTTTGCACCTTGCTTTCAATTGGTGTCCATGTTTTATCAGAGAATTTGTTATCCCAAACTTCCCCACACTTCAAACATGCAAATATGTTTACATCGCCATAATTCGCTTCCCCATCGGCAGAATAATCTACATCCTCTTTATAATATTTTTCTGGATTGACAAGCCCTACAGAATTACCACTACCCCAATCACTATCATGTCTGACATGCACAACCCGATACGATTTACAAAACGGACACTCTCGTAATTCATCCATTACTTATCTCCTTTAGTTCTGTTTTCATCCATTTTGCGTAGCTGCGCTAAATAATTTTCCGCGCCCATCTTTTTCTGTTGTTTTTTACAATACCAACATACCTTTGTGTTGTCTGCTGTTCCAATTTCTTCACGACAATATACGCATTTCATTCTTTATCTCCTTTCGTAAATATCGCAAACCATGCAATTATGATAATAGATATAGCAATCCAAACTTCCCCTGCTTCCATTACTCGCCTACTTCCATCTTTTGCATAAGTTTATTGTGTTCATTTCTTACTGATGATATTTCTTCTGGTGCAACGTCAAAATTATTTATAAACCTTGAAAATAAATCGTCAAGTTTTTCCG